GTAATAGCAGGTAATTTAACAATTCATCGTACACAAGCGGAATAAAGTTGTTGACAAGCAATAATAGTTCGTGTATAATGTACATAACAATTAATTAAGGAGTTGATATGAGTGATAGAACATATGGCGCTGAAGAAAAAGCCAAACTAGAAAGATTGGTTAATGAAGGCGTAACAGTACTACAAGAAGTAGAAGATCTAAATACAGGTCTAAAAGATACTGTAAAAGCAGTAGCAGAAGAACTAGACATTAAGCCTAGTCTTATTAATAAAGCAATTAAGATCGCACAAAAAGGTGAATGGCATAAAGTTGCTGACGAATTTGATGATTTGGAAACACTAGTAGCCACAGTTGGCAGGGACAAATAATTTTGAATAGAGCAATCGACTTTTTTAAAACAAGCTATAGGCTAAGCCCTATTGCATTCTATTGCGAAATGATTGAGGCGTTGTTCTTAATCTCAGCAAGTGCAATATTGAGCTTTACTATATTAGATCCCGCAACAACAATATTTGTACCATTATATTTGGTTGGAAGTTTATTGGGTATTGTTAGTGCAGTTATTAGACAAGCGGCATTTGTAATTATACTTTGTTCTTGGTTCTCAGCAATGAACCTTTGGGCATTAATACAGTTGTTCGTAATATGAAATATATGGTTGACATAGATCAAACAATCTGTTATAATAGTAACAGTGAATATGAATTTAGTGAACCAGATGTTCAACGTATACAACATTTCAATAAGTTGTATAATGAAGGCAATGAAATACATTATTGGACTGCTAGAGGCGGTACCACAGGCAAAGATTGGAGTGAGCTTACTAAAGACCAATTTGCTAAATGGGGTGTACTATACACAACATTAAGTTTTAGAAAGCCACACTATGACATTTGGATAGATGACAAGGCAAGAGAGGCGAATGAATATTTTAGAAAGATTAAAGAAGAAGGTAATCGTCGGCCATAAGCGACAGTATTGGTTTTTGTCAGCCCCAAGTGACATACGAGGAGTAAAAATATGAGTTATGTAGACGCACAGTTCGATCGTGATCAGGATTTGATCAGAGTAGTCGAACGAAAAGATGGTAAGCGTTCTTACGCAGAATATCCAATCAAATACACATTTTATTATAAAGATCAACGTGGTAAGTACAAAAGTATTTACGGTGATCCATTAAGCAGAATTGTTGCTAAAAACACAAAACAGTTTCGTAAAGAACTAGCCATTAATGCAAACAAAGAATTGTTTGAAAGTGATATTAATCCAATCTTCCAATGTTTAAGTGAAAACTATTTAAATGTAGATTCACCTAAGTTAAATGTTGCATTTTTTGATATTGAGACAGACTTTGATCCAGAACGTGGCTTTGCTGATCCAAGTGATCCGTTTATGCCCATTACTGCTATTAGTGTACACTTACAATGGTTAGATACATTAGTTACATTTGCTATGCCTCCAAAAGGCTTAACTATGGAACAGGCAGAAGAAGAAGTTAAAGATTTCCCTAACACATACTTGTATGAAAAAGAAGGAGATATGTTAGAAGCATTTCTTGATATTATACAAGATAGTGATATACTTACAGGTTGGAACAGTGAAGGTTATGATATTCCGTATACTGTTAATCGTGTAAAAAGAGTTTTAAGTAAAGATGATACAAGACGTTTTTGTTTGTGGAAACAACTTCCTAAAAAACGTGAGTATGAAAAGTATGGTCGTAAAGCAGAAACATATGATCTAATTGGTCGTGTGCATTTAGATAGTTTAGAATTATATCGTAAGTATACATATGAAGAAAGACACACATACAGACTAGATGCTATTGGTGAACTAGAAGTTGGTGAAAACAAGACTGTATACGAAGGTACATTAGATCAACTTTATAACAACGACTTTAAAACGTTTATTGAATACAACAGACAAGACGTTGCACTACTAGACAAACTAGATAAGAAACTAAAGTTTATTGACCTTAGTAACGAACTAGCACACAGTAACACAGTTTTACTACAAACTACTATGGGTGCAGTTGCAGTTACAGAACAAGCTATTATTAACGAAGCACATCACAGAGGGCTACAAGTTCCTAACAGAGTAAAACGTGAGCCAGGTAGTGATCCTGCCGCGGGTGCCTATGTTGCATTTCCTAAAAAAGGTGTACACAAGTGGATTGGTAGTATGGACTTGAACAGTCTGTATCCTAGTGTTATTCGTGCATTGAATATGGATCCAGCAACAGTTGTTGGACAACTACGTCCAGACTTAACTAACGCAATGGTTGAAGATGCAATGACGCTTCAAAAGAAGTCGTTTGCAGGTGCTTGGGAAGGCCGCTTTGGTACTATTGAATACGAAGCAGTTATGGAACAAAAGAAAGACGTTAGTATTACTGTTGACTTTGAAAACGGTGAAAGTGAAATGCTTAGTGGTGCTGAAGTATACAAATTAATATTTGATTCGCACAAGCCGTGGATGCTAACTGCTAACGGAACTATATTAACTAACGAGTTTGACGGAGTTATTCCAGGACTACTTAAACGTTGGTATAGTGAACGTAAAGAATTGCAAAAGCAAAAAGGTAAAGCTATTGATGCCGGCAACAAAATTGAACAAGCGTTTTGGGATAAGAGGCAGTTAGTTAAAAAGATTAACTTGAACAGTTTGTACGGTGCTATTCTAAATCCTGGTTGTAGATTCTTTGATCCACGTATTGGACAATCAACTACACTAACAGGTAGAGCTATTGCAAAGCACATGAGTGCAGAAGTAAACAAAGTTATTACAGGCACTTATGATCACGTAGGAGATAGTATTATCTATGGTGATACAGATTCTGTTTACTTTAGTGCCCACCCTGTACTAAAAGAAGATATTGACAAAGGTACTATTCCTTGGGGTAAAGAAAACGTTCTTAAACTTTATGATCAAATTTGTGAAGAAGCAAATGAAACATTTCCAAAGTTTATGATGGAAGCATTTCATTGTCCAAAAAGCAGGTCGGACGTTATTGCGGCAGGTAGAGAGATTGTTGCAGAGTCAGGCTTGTTTATTACAAAGAAACGTTATGCGGCTTTGATTTATGATAACGAAGGCGAACGTATGGACGTCGACGGTAAAGTAGGTAAAGTAAAAGCAATGGGTCTTGATCTTAAACGTTCAGACACTCCTGTGTTTATGCAAGACTTTTTAAGTGAACTATTGCTTATGGTACTTACAGATAAAACAGAAGCTGAGATACTTGAGAAGATTACAGAATTCCGTACTGCATTTAAGCTACGCCCTGGCTTTGAAAAAGGTTCGCCTAAACGTGCAAACAAGATTGGCGAGTATCAACGTAAAGAAGCAAAGATGGGTAAAGCTACTATGCCTGGACATGTAAGAGCAAGTATCAATTGGAATACACTTAAACGTATGAACGGCGACAAGTATTCACAAGAGATTGTAGACGGTATGAAAGTTATTGTTTGCAAACTAAAACAGAATCCATTAGGATATACAAGTGTTGCGTATCCAACAGACGAACTCCGTATTCCGGACTGGTTCAAAGAACTACCGTTTGATGATGACGCAATGGAATCAACTATTATTGACAACAAACTAGATAACTTGATTGGTGTGTTGAACTACGATATCTCAAGCACATTACAGAACAATACATTTAGTTCGTTGTTTGACTTCGGAGAATAATATGGCTGTACATGGAATGATAGATTTAGAAACACTAGGCGTTGAGCCGGATAGTGTAATTATAACTCTAGGTGCTATCAAATTCGATCCGTATACTAATGAAGATCCTCATAGTGGATTGTACTTACGTTGTGACATTGAAGAACAAAGTGAAAAGTTAGGAAGAAGTATTGATGACAATACTCTTGCTTGGTGGACTAAACAAGATCAAAACATTCAAGACGAAGCGTTTGGTGATCACGAAGATCGTGTTAATATGGATCAACTTACAAAAGCAATTAATAAATTCTGTGTAGGTGTTGATCAACTATGGTGTCAAGGTCCATTGTTTGACTATGCAATATTGCAGAACTTATATAAAAATGTTAACAAACCTTGTCCTTGGAACTTCTGGCAGATTAGAGATAGTAGAACTATCTTTAGTATGATGCCTACAGATCCACGTAAAGCAATACAAGAAGAATTACACAATGCACTCGCTGACTGTTATTATCAAGCAAAGTGTGTACAACAAACGTTTAAAGCATTTGGAGTAACTAAGTGAGAATACTACTAACAGGACACAAAGGTATGGTTGGAACAGAGTTGTATAATGCTCTAACTAAAGACCATCGTGTTATTGGTATTGATTTAAAAGACGGTAATAACTTACTAGACTGTTCGTTAGACTTCGAAGTTGATCTAGTAATTCATCTTGCAGGCGAAAGCGGAATACTAAGAAGTTTAGAAGAACCTGATTTGTATTTTCAACACAATGTACTAGCAACCAAAAGATTATTTGACCATTTTAAAAATACTAGAATATTATATGCTAGTTCAAGTACTGCAAAAGAACCTAATAGAAATCCGTATGCTTTAACCAAACACACAGTTGAACGCATTGCACCACATTCAAGTCTAGGTATGAGATTTACAACTATATACAGTAACAACTCAGAACTTAGGCCAAACATGTTAATACCTCGAATTATACGCAATGACGTACCACACGTAACTAATCATAAAAGAGACTTTATTCATGTTGCCGATATTGTAAGTGCAATACTTACATTAATCAAAAACGAAGATGTAAGAGGAGTTATTGATATCGGAACTGGCAAAAGCCAATCACTAAAAAGTATTTTAAAAGAATTTGGAATGAATCCACAACTAAAAATGGATACTCCCAATGAAAGAGCTGATAATGTTGCTGACATATCAGTATTACAAGGCTTGGGTTGGAAAACAACAATTGAGCTAATACAATTCTTAAAAGACAAGAAAGAGCTTGACTTTTCAGAAAAACCTAAATATAATGTATATAACTAATGGAGAAATGTTAAAATGAAAGATATCTTACAAGACGTTGTTGCTCATACACATTCACTAGGATTCTTAACTTTAGTAAAAGTTACTGGTGAAGATGCCGCAACGACAATCGAATCAATGGCAGAAGATAGAAGTGTTATCTTAACTGCTACAACAAAGGCGGCAGTAAACGAATTTAAAGGAACCTTTGGTATGCCTAACTTAGATAAGTTAGCACTACACTTAAAGAATCCTGAGTATCAGAAGCAGTCAAAGATTACTGTAGAACAACAGGATCGTAACGGCGAAACTATTCCTACACACTTGCACTTTGAAAATGAAGCAGGTGACTTTGAAAACGATTATCGTTTTATGAACAAAGCAATTATTGATGAAAAACTTAAAACTGTAAAGTTTAAAGGTGCATCATGGGACGTAACTATTGAACCTACAATGGCTTCAATTACTAGAATGAAATTGCAAAGTGCGGCACATTCAGAAGAAACTACATTTACAGTTAAGACTGAAAATGATAACCTAGTGTTTAGTTTTGGTGATGCTTCGCAACACGCAGGTTCATTTGTATTCCAACACGCAGTTGGTAGTGAATTGAAACATGCTTGGAGTTGGCCTGTAGCACAGGTACAAGCTATTTTAAATCTTGATGGTAAAGTAACTATGAAGATTAGTGATCAAGGTGCAATGGCATTAAGTGTTGACAGTGGTTTAGGTCAGTATGACTATATTCTACCAGCACAAACAAAATAAGGACTTTATGACAAGTGTTGATATTAATGACGATGACAAAACATTTGAAAATGAACAAAGTACAGTAACCATACCTCTTAAGGAGTATGACAAGTTGAGAGAAAAACAAAAGTATATTACAGACAAAGATATGATATCTGTAGTAGACAAAATTGAAGAACTTGTTAGAGCCCTTAGGAAACATATTGTAAGGACGGACATATAAGTGAATACAGACTTAACAACTGAACAAAAGGACTACGCAACATTCTTGCCAGCTCTTAGTGGATTCTACGCAACATTCGTAGGCAAACAAAGACGTGAGGAGTACGTAGAATATAAACGTATACCTCAACACTTTACTAATGGTGTTGAAAGCATGAATTGGCTTAATCCTAGTAAGTCGTTGTTTGAGTACAAATGGTCACTATACTCCGCAGGACATGCCGAACTAGACATTAACAAAGATGCACCTAAAGAAGATATGGTACGAAACAGAGATCGTAACACTTCTTGGATGCTTGGCGATAGTGGTGGTTTCCAGATTGGTAAAGGTGTGTGGGAAGGCGATTGGAAGAATCCTAATTGTCCTAAAGCACAAAAGAAGCGTGAACAAGTTCTTGCTTGGATGGACGCTTACATGGACTATGGTATGATACTTGATATTCCTGCCTGGGTAGCACGTTCTCCAGAAGGTGCAAAAGCAACAGGTATTGATAACTATCAAGATGCCGTTAATGCTACACGTATTAACAATGACTTCTTTATGAAGAATCGTAATGGCAACTGTAAGTTCTTAAATGTATTACAAGGCGAGAATCATGCTGACGCAGAAGATTGGTATCAGCAAATGAAAGATTACTGTGATCCTGTTAAGTATCCTGACACACATTTTAATGGGTGGTCGATGGGTGGACAGAACATGTGTGATGTACATTTGGTTCTTAAACGTCTAGTTGCATTGAGATTTGATAACCTACTACAAACAGGCATACATGATGTAATGCACTTCTTAGGAACATCTAAGCTAGAGTGGGCTACATTATTAACTGACATTCAACGTGCAGTACGTAAATATCACAACCCCAATTTTATGATTACATTTGATTGTGCTTCTCCATTTTTAGCAACAGCAAACGGTCAAATATATTGTGAACTTGAAACAGGTGATAGAAGTAAATGGGTTTATAGAATGGTGCCAAGCATTGATGATAAAGCATTGGCAACTGATACTACTCCGTTTGGTCAGGCATTTGTTAGAGAAGGCAAACATACTAGTTTTAAAGATTCGCCTATTACAAAAGATTTAAAAGCCAAAGATGTTACAATTTATGCACCTGGAGATTTAAATAAAATAGGTAAAGAAGGAAAGACATCGTGGGATAGTTTTTCTTATGCGATCCAGATGGGTCATAATGTATGGAGTCACATTAATGCAGTTCAAGAAGCGAATAGACAATACGACAATGGAGTTATTCCAAACATGCTTGTGGAAGAACGCTTCGACAGGTTATTTTTCAAAGATGTTGTGGATGCAATATTCGCAACTGACAACAGAGACGAAGCCAATAAAATTATCGAACAACACTCTAAGTTCTTTATGACTATTATTGGAACACGTGGTGCAACAGGTAAAAAGACTGTTAATGCAAGTACACACTTTGGTAACTTATTTGAAGTAGCTGACGAAAGTACAACAGTTAATGATGAACCTGAACTATCAGAAGATAAGTTAGATAACTTAGAAGAGAATATATAGGAGTTAATTAATGCATACAGAATCGCTTTTTGCAACGCCATTTTTGTATGAACATGCTAACGAACTGAGCAACACTACGTTGCAAGCCTTTTGTAGCGGAATTTATAACGCTGAAGGCACAGATGGTAACTGGCAAAGTGAACATCTTGATCTTAATAACATATTACTACAACCTCTAGTAGCTCGTGTACAAGCAATGTTTGATACACAAGCAGAAATGCTAGGGCTTGTTGACAACTGTCGTATAGAAGTAACACAGGCTTGGATTAACGTTAATAAGCCTAATACACGTAGATCTAATACAAACGATATGCATATGCACCCAGGACATATTATGTCAGCTGTATACTACGTACAGACGGCGACAGACAGTGGTAATCTTGTTCTTTCTAGTCCACACGGACTAATGGACTATGCACTACCATATAAACTAATAAAAAATCCTACTCAATTTAACGGAACACGATATACAGTAATGCCAAAAGAAGGCGACTTAGTGTGTTTTCCGGGGTGGATCAATCATAGCGTTGGTGACAATTTGAGTGAGGATACTCGAATATCAATCGCATTTAATGGAAACTTAGGAGGAAAAGCACTTGACGATGAGTCATTATAGTGTTATAATAACATATGAAGCAAAGCAAAAATATAAAAAAATTGGCAAAAGATCATAAATTTTATTCTAACAAAGTTGACGAGTTAGAAAAAGAGCGTTCAGCTCAAAGAGACTTTGGACACAAAGCATTATTAGTATCTCTAAAGAAAACAAAACTAATGATAAAAGATCAAATTGATAGGCTTAAAAAATGAAACGTGATTATGCTGATGGCGTAAAAGATGATGTAATTTACTTTACAGGTTACGAAGTAGAAAAGACACCTGCTGAAGGATTGCACACATTGTTTGTAACAGGATGTCAACCATTAGATGATGTTCTTGCACAAGCAAAAGAACACACAGTCGAACACATTTACTTAGGTGCTAATCACAGTTTTGTTCCAAAAGATAGTTGGGAAGATCTTGTACAAGGCCTACTTAATAAGAAATATTTGGTTACATTAGACTATGATGTAAAGTATCATGAATGGATACTTGAAAGTGGGTTTAATGAAAATCATAACTTTATTAGTATGATTAGTGTTAAACTGCCATACGTAAATCAACTTAACTACAATGCTTGTATTAAGATTGATGATGCAGACTTTGATCATTCTAATCCGGGTGTATGGGTACACAATGTTCACCCGCTATTACAACGAAACAAGTTTACGGATTGGAGAGCTTATGGCGATGATAATCCGGTTGACAATGATGATTAAAGGTAGTATAATTAATGCAACAAGAACGCTATTACGACTATATGGGGCGTAGAATGAGAGAAGAAGATATGGAACAGGCAAAGAAAGACGCAATGCAAAATGCAAAGCGAATGATTTGGGTAACCTTTACTAAAGAAGGTACCCACAAGTATCCTGCGGCACTAGATGATCCTAGTCTTGCAACAGGTGATGAGTATGATGTTAGTTTTTTGGGTTATCCACACAGACACATATTTCACTTTAAAGTCGGTATCACTGTAACACATAATGACAGAGATATTGAGTTTATTCAATTTAAACGTTGGTTAGTAAAACTATATGAAGGTGAATTAAATGTAGATTACAAAAGTTGTGAAATGATGTCAGATGATCTTTATGAGAAGATTATTGACAAATATCCTGGACGTGAAGTCCACATCGATGTCTCCGAAGATGGAGAGAACGGTGCCCACATTGAGTATGCTAAGAGCTAAAGGAGTAAAGCAATGTCGTACTGGGAAGAGAAGCCCGAGGTTGTCAGCATTTTTGACGATCTGGATAAGTTCCGTGTTTTTTGTCGTAACTACGGTTTTAAGTTCGATGAAAAAGATTTGTACAACAAGAATAGCCGTACATGGCAATTCTTTTTAGATCCTTCCAAACTAAGGAAGAATCGTAACAACAAAGGCAAAGGTAACTTTGCTAAAGGTAGGAAGAATAACTAATGACAACATATATAGTAGACATTGAAGCAGTAGATACACGCTACACAAAGCAGTGGAAAGAATATCTTCCAAAGCAATTACAACGTGCAACTAATGCCAATGTTACTGTCATTAGTGGAGGAGAGGTGCCTCAGGCTACAACGCCTGGGGCATTTCTTAACTTTGCAGGTACTAATAACTACAAGTCACAACAGATGTTAGAAATTAGTAGACTGTTTGCGAATGGAGAAATTAAAGATGGGGATTATTTCCTTTATACGGACGCTTGGAACCCGACTGTTATACAACTTCGTTATATGGCGGAACTACTTGGGGTCAGCATCAGAATTGGTGGTTTATGGCATGCTGGTTCTTATGATCCTCATGATTTCCTGGGTCGCTTAATAGGTGACAAACCTTGGGTTAGACATGCAGAACGTAGTATGTATGAATGTTATGATGATAACTATTTTGCTACACAATTTCATATTGATCTATTTGCAAAAAGTTTACGTATGGATCCAAACAAGAATCACAGAGTTGGCTGGCCTATGGAGTACTTGGCTAATAGTTTAGATAGCTATAAAGGAATGGAAAAGAGAAACTTAATTTTATTTCCGCATAGAGTTGCTCCTGAGAAACAAGTTGAGATTTTTAGAGATTTAAAAGAAGAATTACCACAGTTTGAATTCGTTGTATGTCAAGAGCAAACATTAAGTAAAAACGAATATCATAACTTACTAGGTGAAGCAAAGGTTGTGTTTAGTGCTAACCTACAAGAAACATTAGGTATTAGTTGGTATGAAGGTGCTTTAGTAAATGCACTTCCAATGATGCCAGACAGATTGAGCTATAGTGAAATGGCAACAGAAGACTTTAAATATCCAAGTGAATGGACTGAGTCTTTTGAAAGCTATAAAATTAATAAAGATAAAGTAGTTGCACAGTTAGTTGACTATGTAGAAAATTACGAATTCTATTTGCCAGCACTATTAACTCAGACACAAAAATTAAAGACAGAGTTCTTTGACGGTCGTGCTTTATATAAAGGAGTTACTAATGGGTGATGAGAGCGATAGCGGTTATACAATTACTTTAGACGGTAGTGAGTCGTCACTAGGTGGCGGTCTTGACTTTTCTAATACAATGAGTGATGTTACATTTACTATGGACACTAGCACCGCTACTAGTACAGTTTCTGTACCAGGTTCAACAGTAGGCGGAATTACTGGTGGTGCATATACATTTGATGTAGGTGATCACACGTTTGACCTAAATACATTAGATGAAGATGAAATAAATGAAATGTGTAAAGAATATCCAGCACTAAAAATAGTTTGGCAAAACTTTAAAACTATGTATGATTTAGTTAAGCAGGATTACAAAGGTAAAAAAGAAGCAGGTGAATTAGATGATGAACTTCCTTTCTAACATAATGGACATACTCGGCAGACGTAGAGTAATTACAAGCAGAGATGGAAAGATACCATATCTTGTCCGTTACTATTTGTTTTTAAAAGAACGTAAAAACTTTCCTTTTAACATTACACTACACAAAGTTTTAGTAAGTGATGAACCTACACTACATGATCATCCATGGAGTTGGGGTGC